TCAGCCCGTCAGGCAGCTTGAGTTTCTGCGCTTTAAGCAGCTTCTCGGCAGCAGCCGGACTGACCAACTTAGTTTCAATCACTTCAGATTCTTTGAGGTGCTGGAGCAGCGCCACCTTGGCGTCCTCCTCCTTCACCCACGATCTTGTGGCCCGCTTGGGCACCATCTTCCAGCCCGTAACGGGCTTGCCCTTCTTCATCATCTCCTCGGCCAAAGCGCGAAGGTCTTTGATCCAGCTTTCCAAGAGGTCTGCATTGTGTAGATACGCGCCAATCTTGTCAACGTCTATCTTATCCATCTTGATTGCAACAGCCCGATCAACGGCGCCGGTCATTATGGGGCACACCGGCTTGGCGTTGCACCAGCGGCAGTGGTCGCCGTTCTTCAGGGGCGCGTCTGGTTGCTCTGCAATCTTGACAGCCCTTATAAGGGTTTGCTCAAACTGTTTGATGCGCTCAATGGTGGTTGTCCAGCGCTTGATGGTGGGCGGCTGGATGATAACCAACTCAACTTCTGTTGCGCCATCAAACACCCACTTCGCCTCGGGGGTACGCATGGCAGCAGCAGCGTAGAACATAAGCTGCTCGTTCTCCTCGGCGGGCACCGGCACGCCAGCGCCAAACTTCCAATCAAGGATGACCGCCTTGTTGCCAATGCGGCCCATCAAATCAGTCGAGCCAAAGACACCTGGCAGCAGATCACCGAAGCCGACACGCGTCTCGACTTCGTACTCCATTGTTTTGTCGGGGTCTATTTCGTCAAGCAAGTCTAAGGCGGGCTTGAGTTTGTCTTCAATCAGGTCTTGGCTGCAAGTAAACCTGTAGTCGAGATCGCCTAAGAAGTTGCTAATCTCATCGTGCAGCAGTGTGCCTTCTTCGGCGTATGGGCTGCTGGGTTGCGGCGGCATCTCGGCCACCAAGGCCACTGAGCCTGGGCAGTTGATGACGCGCTTGGCGGTGCTGCCGCCTACGATCTTTGAGTGTTGCATGTACTGTCCTTTAGTTGATGAGGCGTTCAGTGTAGCACAAAAAATAAAAGTGTGCTAAACTTTTTTACATGCTTGAAAAACAAATCGAACGCTACCTTGTTGATCGTGTCAAAGCGCTTGGCGGTGTGGCCTACAAATTCACCAGCCCCGCGCACCGTGGTGTGGCTGACCGTATCGTCTGCTTTCCTAACGGCCAGACATGGTTTGTTGAGGTTAAGACCGAAGGCGGCAGGCTGTCGCCCTTGCAGAAGGTTTTCATGTCGGACATGGCACGCATGAGTCAAAACTACGTATGCCTATGGAACAAAGAACATGTGGATGGGTTTGTAAATGCAATTGCGTGCTTACCAAGAACAGGCCGTTGATTTCCTGTACGAACACGACCGCGCCATGATCTTGGCGCCCGTGGGCGCAGGCAAGACGGCCATCACGCTGACGGCCATGCAAGACATGCTGGAGGCCGGCGTAGTCGAGCGTTTCCTAGTGCTGGCCCCCAAGCGCGTCTGCACGGATGTGTGGCCGGTCGAGCAGCCCAAGTGGGCACCGAATCTGACGCTGGCCGTGGCGGTGGGCACGCCCGCACAGCGCAAGGCGGCGCTGTACAGCGGCGCGCAGATCATCGTGACCAACTACGACAACATCCAGTGGCTGGCGACACAGAACCTAGCGCACATCGACGGCATCGTTTACGACGAGTTGACCAAGCTGAAGAACCCGTCCGGCGCGCGGTTCAAGGCGCTGAACAAGGTTATCGACAAGATCAACATCCGCTGGGGCTTGACCGGCTCGTTTACCAGCAACGGGCTGGAGGACGTGTTCGGCCAGTGCAAGATCGTTGACCAGTCGCTCTTGGGCCGTAGCAAAGGCGCGTTCCAGCAGCAGTACTTCATCTTGATCAACAAAGACTACGGCGATTGGGCGCCCCGCCCTGGCTCACTGGCGCAAGTCATGGAGCGCATCAAACCGGCCACCTTCCTGCTGGAGCCAGGCGACTACAAGGACAAGCTGCCGCCACTGCACACGGTCGAGTTGCGCTGCGATATGGACATGACGGACTACAACACCATGAAGAAGGACTTCGTGCTGAACGATGTCGTGGCCGTTAACGCGGCTGTCGTGACGCAGAAGCTGCAACAGATGGCAAGCGGGTTCTTGTACACCGACAACGGCCCCGTCTGGCTGTCCAGCCACAAGTTTGACCGGCTGGAAGATTTGCTGGCCGAGAACCAGCGGGCCAATACCCTAGTGGTTTACACCTACCAAGAGGAACTGGCCGAACTCAAGCGCCGGTTCCCGCACGCGCAGACGCTGGACGACACCAACGCCATTGAGCGCTGGAACGCCGGCCAAGTCGAGTTGCTGCTGGTGCATCCGAAGTCAGCGGGGCACGGCCTGAACCTACAGCACGGCGGGCACCACATTGTGTTCCTGTCGCTGCCGTGGTCGCTAGAACTGTACGAGCAGACCATCGGGCGGCTGCACCGCAGCGGCCAGAAGAACGCGGTCTGGTGCTACATCATGCTGACGCACAAGACGGTTGACGAGAAGATTTGGGGCGCGCTACACGACAAGCGCACATTGTCGGACATTGCATTGGAGGCTTTGAAATGAGACGGATTGATTTATGGAAGGCGCAGTTAAAGGCGGCGCTGGCTGAGATGAAGATACGGCAGAGGGAGGCAAACGCGGCAACGCGCACTGTCGCCAGATTGGACAAAATAATTATTACGCTAGAAAGGAAGATTTATGACTACATGGCGAAGTCTTAACGCAGAACTGCGGACACTGACCGAGGTGCAAGTGCTGGAGATGCTGACGGAGGAGCGCAAGAACCAGCGCCGCGTGTCGGTCTTGGAGCGCCTGCACCAACGCTACAACACGCTGCGCGTCAGCCGTGAGCGGATTGAACTATTACAGGAGGCGAAACATGTTTAAGTACATCTGGACAGAACTAAAGCTGATGCTGAAGACCGTTACGCCGATGCAAGCCGTCACGCACGAGTTGATGCACGCAGAGCATGCCCTACTGCAAGCTGAGAGTGGGGTTGAGTATGCCCAAGCATTGGTGACATACAACAAGCAACGAGTTAAGCGTTTAAAGGCGTATCTAGTAGTAGACGAACCCAAGGAGGCAGCATGAAATACCGCAAGAAACCTGTAGTCATTGAGGCTACGCAGTGGTTCAAGATGGGCGACCACCCAAGGGTGGTTGAGGCGACCCTGAGTGGTATGCCATTCTTTTGGATTGAAACGCTTGAAGGTGGACACACTGTCACCCCCGGCGACTTCATCATCACTGGCGTGAAGGGTGAGCACTACCCATGCAAGCCGGACATTTTTGCGCTGACTTATGAGGAGGTGGTATGAGTAAAGACACAGGTGGGCCAGCGTTCCCATGCCACCCCGGCATTGAAAATCCGCTCTATGACGGCATGACCCTGCGCGATTACTTTGCTGGCGAAGCGCTGATTAAACGGGGCTTTAATGTCAGGCCGTATGACAACACGGATGAAGTTGCAAAGGACTGCTACAAAATGGCAGACGCAATGCTGGAAGCGAGGAAAGCATGAACGAAGAAACCCGCAAGGTCAAGCCGTATCCAGCAATACCCGACGACATCGAGCCAGTGCCTGACACATGGCACAAGATTGGCGCGTGGTTTCTGTTATTTATTTTTGCAGTGTTGGCAGTGATTTGTTTGCTGCTGTTCTTCACCGGCCTTTGGGTTTGGAGCTTGCTGATATGAGTTACATCATTGCATCGCTGCCGCCCTTGAAGTGCTTTGTCAGGCGTGAATTCTTGTACAATTTCACCAAGGGCCACGGCGAGTTAGAGCCAGCCATCTGGGTCAGCCTGAAAGCCTTGCGAGGCCAGGTGTTCCGCATTGAGTCACTGTTGCCAGCGTATGGCGCGTTGTACGACAAGCTGCCTATCCATGCGTATGTGTGGAAAGATGACCACGGCGACTTGCCTGTAGATACTTTGCAATTGTGGGACTGCATGGGCTACAAGTTCACCATTGTGGAAAAGATCGGCTTGCGTAATTTAGGCGTAAAGTTTCTTGGCAAGGATAAGCAGTGGCACTTTGGGCGCTACATGTTTACCGTAGACTTCTGCGCTGATGAGATGGCGCTGGACACTGGCTTTACCGAACAGGCTGAAGAACACAAGTCGTTTAACTGGATCATGTTGGACAACGGCCAGTTTGCTTGCCAGCCCAACAACCGCTGCCTGTGGTATGACCAGAGCCTGATTTCCGCCGAGACAAAGTTCCCCGACTTTCAAGCGGCCAAGGATTTCTACACTGTTGACGGCACCCGCAAGTGGAGCGCTGGCGATGATTGGTTCTACGACATTCAGGAGAAGAACACTTGAAGTGCCCCATCTGCAACGTCTGGACTAGCATCATTGATAGTCGAAACAAAGGCTCATTTACACTACGCCGCCGAGAGTGCGGCAACGGCCATAAATTCACAACGGAAGAACATGTCAAACTTCAAAACTTGGACTCAAGAAAACCTAGCGGCGTTCGCGCAGCAAGCAAACGACAAGCTGGTTGAGCAAGATGACCGGATTCAACAGCTTCAGTGCGACCTCAAGGACGCCATTGAAGCGTACCGGGCGCTTATGCGAAAGGCCGAGTCCCAACACGGTCAATGATCAACGCCTGACGGCGCGGTGAGGGGCTGATGCTGATGTGCGTCCAGGCGTCAAACTCACGAATGATCTGGTCAAACTGCAAGTCAGACGCAATGATGGCCCGCACAACTTGGTCTGGCGTCATGCCCGGCACCTTGAAGTCAGCCGCATAGCCTAGACGGTGCTGGCTGGTGTCCTTGCTGCCTACGCTGTCGTTGACTTGCTTGGATCGGAAAGCGCTGTTGATCATAATGGGCTTGCCGTCCAGCGTGGTCTTGACTTGCTCTAAGAACTCAGCCAGCTTTTGCAAGTTGGCTAGTTCTTTCTCGTTGGGCGTGTTGTCGAACTGGCGGTGGCTGGTAGCGGTCAGTTCCGCAAGGGTGAAGTGTGGTGTCATTTCACTGGCCCTGCCTTAGAAAGAAGCTCTGTCTTGGCTTGTGATCCAGCGGATGAGCCAAAATAATAGGCAATGATGCCCGTCCAAGCGGTGGACAAACTGCCCAGCATCATCAAGATTGTTGGGTTGCTGCCGTCAACCTTGCCGAACAGCATCATCCCCAAAATGCCAAAAAACCCAACCGTAATGATTGCTGCCAACACTGGTGGAACAATTGAGCGTGTTGCCGCCTGCATGCTTCTTGCAGACTTCCTGTCCTCAACCTCTAACTTTTCAAAGTTAAGGCCAAGTTCTTGCGCCTGTTTCTGCAACTCAATCTCAGCAATCTTGACCTGAGCAATCTGCTCTGCTGACAGCTTGTTGTTGGAGATCAGGTCGCCCACCTTGTCGGGGTCAACGCCAATAGCTT